TCCATTGGTTGTATATCCCTTGTTGACTATCTGTCGAGAGAGCAGTCGTTTCAACTCCGGTTCCTTGTTACAATGTGTATACATGCCATGTTCTAATCTCAATTGCTCAGGTGATGTGTGAGCATCCATTCTGTGCAAGTCAATTGAGACGACAACAGGATTTTTAAACCTGGCCATCTTAGCTCTGATTAGATTAGCACGCTCTCTTGAATTTAAACATTTACCGAAGATCAACAAACCACTCTTCCCTTTCAGACGGTACAATTGATGTTCCATGGGTCTGAGGTAAGTACCTAACGCGATGTTGAATCGTGCATTTCTACACTGAATCAATCTAGGAGCTGGACAAATTTTAGCCTCAGCATCTGCCTTCTCCGCCTTAACGAAGCCGCTCACAATAGCGTCACGCTTAGTTATTGGGTTCTCCATTAAAGAGTCCATAGCATTCTGGTATCTCTTCCTCTTTGCTCCAGAATAAGCATTCACGAATGCCTCCATAGTCATTCGATCCGTCGGCGGTAACAGCCGCTTTACCTTCCGCGCAGCATCACGGAGAATTTCTAAACCCGCACGTGTCATAAGCGGTGTACTTTGCAAAACCCTCTTACGAAGAGCTACCATTTCATTACAGGCACATGAACCATAAACATACGGTCGAAACAATCCTGGAATGTCGGGGGTAATGCGAGTAAACCGCCTATTTAGGTTACACACCAGTGGTAGGGGTGGCTGTACCCCACAACCGGGCGCGAGGTCAGGCAGAATTTCATCAGCCCTCGAACGCAGCGCACATGTTGTAGGCACCCTCACCGGTGTGTCCTAGTCTTTGGTAATGGTCAACCCACCTTTAGGGGCAGGCTGATTATACCATTTGTACAGGTTTTTAACTAACGAGGCAGCTGACACCACTGCACCCATCCCTGCCACGATACTTGCTAACGGGGTACGCCGTCTATCAATCGCCCGCAAGTAGGACGTTGCACCTAAAGCTACTGTGGCTGCTCCAGCTATAGCTATATTCCGCTTCGTTGGGTACTTCCACCAAGGAGCATGACCATACTCGTAAAGTCCAGCGGCAATATCT